GTTGGATTCAATGATGGGGAAGATATTGATTCAATATATTTATTAGATTCTGATTTAATAAAATGGTCTACAAAACAACAAAAGACCGAGTCTAGGTCGCCTATGCTTTCTAAAGCATCAAAAAAACTAGCAGAAAACCAAGAAATTATTTACGATGAAGACGGAGAAAATCTTAAAATAAAAATAAAAGATTTAATATTCTTCTACGATCTCCCAAATATGATGGGTGGTAATTTCTACGAAACTTCTTCTCGTTTAGATGGATTAAGACAAACCTTAATAAACACTCAAGATTCACTTATTGCTAAGAATATCATTCTAAAAACGAATGGTAAAGAATTAATTAGTGGAGGAAATAACGAAAACTTTCCATTAGCAGGAAAAGATAAAGAGAGCGCAGAAAGTTTACTGCAAAACGATTATGGTCTTGGATGGTTTAGAAAAAGAGGAATTGTTACCAAAGCAAGTATTACTTATCAGTCAATGCATATAGCATTACGAGATTTAGGTCTTGATGAATCTGTAAAAGTTGATGGTAATATTATATATACTGCACTCCATATCCCTAAAGACATTATAAGTCTTGAGGCTAAAAAAACAACATACAACAACTTTAAGGAATCTATGGTTTCTTATATTCAGAACGAAATGCAGGCTAGTGTAGATGCATTTACTGATGTGATGAATAAAATACTTGATGATTCTAATCTTAAATTAATTGGGACATACGAGCATTTACCTATTATGCAATTCATACTTATTGAAAGATATGAAGGTATAAGTAAACGAGCAAAAGCACTTAACGACTTACTTATCACAGGAATACCTAAAGAGGTTGCTCTTGAATTGTGTGGGTTTGATAAAACAATGGATTTAGAGGAAATTCAGATTATTGCAACTAGCGGAACACCAAATCCAAATATAGATGGAGAAGACGAACTCGGACAAGACGATCCAATACAAAGTGAGTAAGACTGAATTAAAAGATATAATTAAGTCAAAAAACAAAGAAATTAGGGACAATAAATTAATTAATAAAATATGATTCCTGGAATATATAATATTAAACAACAATATAAAGGAGATACTTTTCAAGGTGTTGAATTTCAAATTGTAGACTCTGATACTAAAGTCCCTGTAGACTTGACAAGCACTGATATGCGTTGCCAATTTAGAAAAGGCAGCCCTACTGGATTAGTTGTTAAAGACATTTCTTTAGGTTTTGGTATTGCAATTGTTGATGCTTTAACAGGAAAGTTTAAAATCGATAGTTTTGATATCAATTGGGCAGCTGGAATGTATTATTATGATATTCCAATAACATTTTCAGCAGAACTTGTAAAGACATATATAAAAGGAACATTAACAGTAATTCAAGACGTAACTACACCAAATGTCTAAAAATATAACCATATACGCAACCGAGTACGGTCAAAAAGTATCTTTCTATGTTTCTGAAAATTAGAGTTGATATTTACACAGATAAGAAGAAAATAAAATAAATATTATGAAATTAGACATTCCAAATTTCGATACTAAAAAAGAACTGTTCGCATTTCTTGTTTCCAATAAGGAGACTTTAATAACACAAAAAAAGAGTGCTATTAAGTTTGCGGATGGCATAGGACATACTGTTCTTGAATCTGACCATAAAGGTTTAGAAACAAAAGCGGATTATGACGGAGGTTCTTCTATTGATGAGATTAAGGTTAAAGCGGTTATCAATACAACTAATATTTTAGATTCTCATGGAGATGTTCATATCCCAGGACTTTGGAATAAATCAATAAAAGAGAATAAAAGAATAATGCACGTACAAGAGCATCAATCTAGTTCTTTTGATAAAATAATTTCAAGCGGAGACGATTTAAAAGCAAGTGTAAAAACTATGACTTGGAAAGAGTTAGGCTTGAATGCTATTGGTTCTACTCAAGCATTAGTATTTGATTCTACCGTAAAGGCTAGTCGTAATAAATATATGTTTGAGCAATACAAGCAAGGATTCGTAACAAATCATTCTGTTGGAATGAGATATGTAAAATTAGATATTGCAATCAATGATACTGATTACGAGAAAGAAAAAGATTATTATGATAAATATATAACACAGGTCATAAATAGTGATGACGCTGAAAAACAAGGTTACTTTTGGGTAGTTACAGAAGCAAAAGCAATTGAAGGTTCAGCAGTTCCAATGGGGAGTAATCCTATCACACCAACAATAAACATCAAAAGCGAGCCGTCCTTCTTAGATTTAATAGGAAAAACGGACACTCAAGAGGAAGCCGCAAAAAGCACTTTCAACATATTAGATGCGATTAACAACAAAATTATTAATTAAAAACTTAGTAAAATGACAAAAGAAGAGTTTGATGCACTGATGTTGAAGATAGAATCTTCAATCGGTACGAAAATGGATGAAAAACTTAAAGATAGTTTCAAAGAACTTGACCCTCAAGTTTTAAAAGCAATCAATGACAATTCATTAGAGTTAAAATCAACAGTTGAGAAGTTAGAAGGTTCTAACACAAAACTTATTGATGCTCAAAAGAATCAAAGTGGAGTAATTGAAGATTTGCAAGAACAAATCAAAAAAGCTAACAAAAACGCAAATCTTTCATTGAAAGAACAAGTAGGTGTTTTGTTAAGCGAAAACAAAGATGCTTTAACAGCAATGAAAGAAGGAGATTCTAAAGCGAATATCCGTATGACGTTAAAAGCAGTTGGTAACATGATGTTATCTAGCAATGTAACAGGACAGATTCCTCAGGCAGACCGTGAGGCTGGAATTACAAGTATTGCAAGAAGACAACCATTTATCTTAGAATTAGTAAACGTAGGTTCGATTACTTCTAATCTTTGGGAATGGGTTCAACAAGCAAATCCTGAAGGAGCTCCAGCAATGACTGCTGAAGGTGCTGCTAAGGCTCAAATCGATTTCGATTTAGTTCTTGCAAGTGCTACAGTTCGTAAAGTAACTGCTTACATCAAAGTATCTAAAGAGATGTTAGATGATGTGCCTTTAATGGAATCTGAAATCAATCAAGAATTAACAGAAAGAATCAATTTAACTATTGACGCTCAATTGTTATCAGGAGATGGTACAGGTCAAAACTTAGTAGGTATTTTAGCTAATGCTACTGCGTTTACTCCAGGTTCTTTTGCTACAGCAGGAGCAAATCCAGTTGTAACACCTATCAATGCAGATGTATTGAGAGTTGCTATCAATCAAATTATGATTGCTGAATTCCAACCTAACTATATTGTAATGCATCCTTCTGATGTAACTGCAATGGATTTAGATAAAGGTTCTGACGGACATTATATCCTTCCTCCTTTCTCAACTAACGCAAACACGGTAGTTAAAGGAATTCCAGTTGTATCAAATACTGGTGTAACAGAAGGAGATTATTTAGTTGGAGACTTTAGTAAAGCAGGAGTTAGATTCCGTGAGGGGTTAACTTTTGACGTAGGTTATGAAAACGATGATTTCACTAAAAACTTTGTTACTATTTTAGCAGAAGCTAGATTAGTTCAGAGAGTTAAGTCTAACCATTATGCAGCATTTGTTACAGGAGATTTCGCTGTTGATAAAGCTGCAATAGCAAAAGCTTAATATGGGATACTTTAAAGATACTACTGTTGAAATAAAATTCGAAGGTAGAACGGTTAGAGTTTCACAAGGCGTTGCGGATTCATTAAAAGAATCTGGGAAGTTAGACGAGAAGAAGAAAAAAACTCTTAAAAAAAACTAAATTATGGCTACAATAGTTGACGCGACATATTTTGAGAAAGGAGCATTATACATTCCTAATAACAAGGACGTAAATGTTGCACCTACTGGTTCTCCAACGAATCAAACAGGTTTAGATTTCTATATAACAGAATATGAAAGGGAAGTGCTATTAAATGCTTTAGGAATAGTTTTGTATGAAGAATTACAAATAGCATTATTAGATTTACCAAATGCTCCTCAGAAATGGATAGACTTGGTAGAAGGAAAAACTTATGTGAACAGTTCTAGCGTTACAAAACGCTGGGACGGTTTGCAAGGGTTTAACAAACAAAGTGTTATTGCTTTTTTCATATATACAGAGTACCTTAGAAATTATAACGAAACCTTTGCAACGACAGGAGTTGTTCGAAATGATTCAAAGAATGCAACAAACTATGATGCTACTCCAAAGTACATCAAAGCGCATATGAGTTTTATCGAAAAGTATCAATCATCAAATACTGGTAGTCCCACTTCATATGTGAATATGTTAGGAACTAGCGGATTAGATTGGTACGGTTCTGAAAATGCACAAGTTTCTTTATATCAATTTCTATTAGATTCTAACGAGTTGGATAAGACTGCGTTCCCAGACTTTACATTTAAATTTTATGCAAATCAAAATTCCTTGGGAATATGATTGTAGTTGAACACATGATAAGAGCAATTGTAGATACAATTCCTTCAATTCAAATTAATGATAACTTGGTTGCAAAACCAAAATTTCATTGGGGAGATGAGGATGAGTTGAATCGTTACGTGCAATTAAAGAAAGACAATTCTTATCCTTTAATTTGGTTACT